CCCGTGAGGTCTTCGGTTGCTAGCTTTCATTAGCTGCTAGCTTCCGTTGACACACGGGGTCTTCGATCTTAACACAGGAGGCATTTCCAATGGGTACACCACGTACGAGAGACCGTTCCGAAGTAGACGGTTATGGCAATTACACTGAGGACCATTGGCCCTCAGGTACGACCTATAACTATCCCGCCTTAATTAGGCGCTATCAGGAACAGATGACTGACGTGGTTACACCGAACTTTCGTGCAATAATTGCGAAAGGCGGCATTGTTAATAATCCCTGTTCGTATGTGAAGAACACCATAACCTGTACAGGTTATGGGTCTGGCGCACACAGCAACCCTAGTCATACTCAGGGTTGGACTAGCTATGGATATCCGACGTCTTATTCGGCGCCGGTGAATCCAGATGCTACGTGGCCTCAGATTGCTTGGGTCAAACCGAGCGTAAAAACCGTTGAGCGTGCCAAACTTGAGGCACTCTCGCGGGTTGATTCTTCGCAATACTCCTTTGGCGAAGATACTGCAGAGTTGAAGGAAACTGTTCGTTTCCTGAGACATCCTGTGGATTCTTTGTTAGGTTTAACCCGTAGTCACCAGAAACTACTTCGCAAGATTAGCCGGGCGAAACATACCCGTAATCTCTCTCGAAGTAGGCAGTTTGAAGCATCATTGTCCAACGCCGCGAAAATGCGGTCGAGGATAGGTGCTTACAAAGGGAATGCTAAGGAACTTGCATCAGCATATGCTGATGTTTGGGCCTCGTATTCCTTTGCTGCTGCCCCGTTGGTCCGCTCTTGTAGCGACGCCATCGAGGCATACCATACGCTCCCAGATCGGGTTAATGTGTTAGGACGATTGTCCGCACATTCTCGATCAGAGGATGAATGGTCTGGTAACTGGTCGGGTCTACCACAAGTGGTAGGCGCGACCACTCGGAAGTATACTGTCTCCCGAGAATGGGTTGAATCCGTCCATGCCATGATCCTATACGAGGTAAAAAGCCCCGTTAAGGATTTGAAGCAAGGACTAGGATTGAGGTCTAAGGACTTCCCTGTAACGATGTGGCAGATCTTGCCATTGTCGTTCATGGTTGACCGTCTCTATGATGTAAGTAGCTTTTTGAAGGCTGCCATCAACATAGGGGACCCCAAGGTTAAGATTCTAGCCGGTTCCATCACTACCAGGCGAACGCTCAACTCGAGCATTAAACTTGATAGTGTGACGAATGCGGCATGGCCAGGTACTACCTCGGGTGAGACCGTACACGATGAACAATTTGTGTACGATCGTAATCCGTGGACTCCGACCATCCGAGACGCGATCCCAACCTTTGAAAAAGGCGGGTTGATCAAGGATGCCACTAAAATAGCCGACACAATCTCCATAGCGGTAAAATTGCTGCTGTGAAGACGGCTTAACCTAAGGAGTAGACTTATGTCTCTCAAAACTGCTTCCGTCCTAAAGGACGGTACTGTCGCAACAACCGGTGGTACAGCCACTACTTTCATTGATAAAGGAACCAGCCCACAGGGTAATTCGTGGGTTGGTATACTGGACGATGGGTCTGAATTTCTGGCCCAAAGCTCAGCTACCTTTACGGTGAAGGACCCTAAGGTCCAGAGTAGTGCTCCAAACGGGTACACCCAAGCGCGTTCTTCCGTCGTCCTTAAGGTGCCATTGGCACTGGATAACGGTGAGTACACGCTTAACACGATCAAGATCGAATTGGCGGTGGATCATGAAACCACAGCCGCTGAGATCGCGACCATGAAGGTGTATGCGGCCCAGTTTCTACAGGACTCGGATTTTACTGAGTTCTGGACGAAACAGGCCCTTGGCTGAGTATACAGAAACATGAACATCTTGTTTCTGATGGCCATTCTCTCGGCGCTAATGGCGGGTTTAGTTACCTACCAAAACGTGATCGAGAAAGACCTAAAGGGTACTGGTTCAACCAGCCCTTTATACTCAACGCCCATCTCCCCACTCGAAAGATAAGGAGTTTGGTTTGTACCAAGGTTAGTTCAACCGAGGTACGCTGTATAACTTTCCCATAGGAGATATTCCATGAGTAAGAAACACCGGAAAAAGAAGCGACCGCTCTTTGACCCTGACGAAATCGCAACGCTGATTAGTCAGGCAATTGTACGTGATCTCGCAGCCTCCGAACAGAAGTATGGAGATGCGAACGACCCTCTGGCTTACGCCAAGTATCGTCAGAGTTCTGAAATACTCAAAAAGTATTGCAGTCCTAGTCAAGATAAGGATCAGCTGGAGCATGAAACCTTCGAGAAATTTAAGAAGGTCAATGCGCACATGCGAGAAACCAATAGGAAGCTTTTACTATCGCTTCCCTGGCACCTCAAATGTATACAGCGAAACCATCCTGAATCATGGAAAATCCATGTTAGGGCTCGTGCATTATTGCACGAGGTTTTGACACCGTTGGATGAAGATGAGTGGTTCAACGAGTGTAGAAACTCGTCGGGCTCCACGGTTGGTGTGTCATACTCTGATACATCAGTCGAGGCAAAGTTCACCTTCCCACTGACGGCTACCGAGGGTTGTCTGCTTCACTGGCAAAGGTACAGGTTGTTTAATCCACAGTTAGACAAGGCAATCCAGAACTGGAACGCCAAAAATCCGACTACGGAGCCTGTATCTGTCATTGAAGGATCACGCGCCTCAACGGTTGACAAGACCACTCTTGTACGCAGGTTCATTTGCGTAGAGCCAACGCTGAATATGTTTCTTCAGCAAGGACTCATGTATGCGATGTTTGCACGCATGAAGAGATATGGTCTAGATGTAGAGACGTTACCTGACACGAACAAGGGGCTAGCCTACGAAAGTTCAATACATGGCAAAAACGCCACGATTGACTGGAGTAGTGCCTCTGATTGTGTTTCGATCATGCTGCTAAAATGGCTTTTGCCATTCAAGTGGTACTCGAAGGTATACGCCACCAGGTGTCATTCCGTCTCCTTAAATGGGGAATGGGTTGCTCCTGAAATGGTGAGTACCATGGGTAATGCGGTAACTTTTCCGCTTGAGACTCTCATCTTCTGGGCATATGCCCACGCTACCCATCATACGCTCACTGAGCCAGGATCTAACTCTCTTTTCAAGGAATTCGAAAAGAGGCCTGGAGAAATCTCAGTGTTTGGTGATGATTGCGTGGTTCCTTCATGGATGGCTGAAAAATATATTGCCGTCATGTCGGAAGTTGGGTTCCTAGTCAATGAAGAAAAATCTTGCCTAGGCCCCATGCAGTTCAGAGAATCCTGCGGGGGTGATTACCTCGCTGGGTTCGATGTCAGGCCCTTTAACTTACGGGCCCCACAATCAAACCGACTAAGTAGTCTTGAGCCCTGGCTGTACGTAGTCATGAATCGTATGATTCCGAGGTATATTTCATACTTCGGTACGACCAGCTACGTATATGACAAGGCTTTGTGGACTGTCTTAGAACGTTTGTTTCGGCGGTTCAAGCTAAAGTTAAAGCTTGTGCCGTCCTTCCTTCCTGATGATGCCGGGGCGAAGCTAGGTTTCGACCTGCTTCGCTTCTACCGACACTATAGGTTTGTTTTAGAGCCTATAGCTAGGAGTCATCATGGGACTATATCGTACCAGTACTGCCGTTTCGTCTACCGTAAAAGCGGTAAGCGGTGTGGCGGTATTAGGTTATCGAATTGGCTTCAAAAGCCTACGATGGCCAAACGGTACGACAAACTGACCCTGCATGATAAATACCTCAAAAGGAGGAAAGGTGGTTACGTTGTTGCGAAGGGGATTACCGGCCACTGGTCGGTTCCTACCTGTCGAAGGTAGGCTGCGTTAGCAGAGTCTCCGCAAAAACACAAAG